TTCGTTTTTATTGCCTTTTTATAAATATTCAATGTCATTGTTGCCATAATGTAACCACCTTTTTATTTATATATTTTTTGAATAAAGGGGACTAAACGCCCCCTTTAAATTATGAATTTGCTGCTTCTGTAATTGTGTCCGGTGTCTGTACTGTCGCAAAAAATGCAGTTTCCTCAATCGGGGATTTACTTTTCAAAACATTTACCGCCTTTTCACCTTTACCACGAACATTAAATTTGTGTGTTGTCTGTATGCCGGTGTATGTTAGTTCCTGTCCGTTTGCGTCTGTGCCGTCGTTCTTTGTTCCGTGTGTGTTTGACGGAATACCGAATTTACCTTTTAGACGCCATACAAAAACTTCTTCGCCGGTTGTATCTTCTGTAACGTAACCAAGTGCAAAATATTTGCTTTCGCCTTCACCTTCAATGAACATACCGGTTGTTTCGTCAAAAAACTGTCCTGTTACTTTTGCAACCACATCAAACGGAACGGCTGAACCGCTAATTGTTACGGTGTCCGCACCAGTTGCGTCAACAACGATTGCCGGCTGGTTATCGTAATAATGTGTTTCGCTTGAACTTTCAGTTTCTTTTGATAATTCACTTACCCAAATAAGGCTGAACGGTGTACCCGTTTCAAATACCTCCGCGTCGTCTTTTGTGATTTCCGCTGCCACAACGTCACGTATACCGCGGTATTCGATACATTTAATTTTTTCCATACCTTTTTACCTCCTTATAACTTATAAATATTTGTTTTGTGTATTGATAATTTCGTCTAATGCTTTTGACATACCGGTTGTCAAGTCCGCAATTGTTTTATTGTCGCCACGTGTTAACGTGTTAAATTGTACATTCATTCCACGCCCTGTATGCGTTGGTTCATCACTTCCCACGTCGTAACCTCTTGACGGTGTATTAAATCCGTTCGTTTTTAACAATTCGCGTGCAGCAATTAAAAGGTTATAAACTTTGTTTGGATCAGTTGAATACACGTTAACGTCATAATCATATAAAACGCTTGCGGTCACATTGTCGTATGCTTTTTCTTCGTTTTCGTAATTGTTCCAATACGTAAAAAATGTGTCCGGGTATTCGTCATTGTCCGTCAAACTACCCTGTCGTATGACGGGATAACCAAACGTATTTAAAATTTCAATCAATTTATCTTCCAAGTTTTTAACCTCCCAACCTTTTGGTAATTGCATTATCTAAAATTTGTTGTTGTTTTTCTGCAATTTTCTTTTTTGTCGCTCCACCGTAAATATCGTTATATAATTTGGTATCCTTTTTTGTTCTCGGTGTACCGTACATTAAGAATATTGACGGCATACCGCCATTTTTTAAGTTAAAACCAACTTTAATACTTCCAACCGTTCCGTTCCACTCAACGCGTTTGTCCGTAATTATTGACTTTGCAGTGTTCCCGGTTCGCCTGTGTTTCTGTATATCGGCTTGTATGTTTGGTGTAATGTGATCGTGTGCAGCTTCCAAACATTCCGTTGTTATTGCTTTTAAATCTGCACCCAGTCCGTCAAGTTCTGCCATATAATCAGCAAAACCGTCAAACTGTATACCCCACTTTGATTTACCCATATTACGCACCGCCTTTTACGGCTTTAACTTTGAATACCATATATTGATTACGCATTTCTATATTTTCCGGTGTGCCTAAAATTTCATAGTCTTTTGTACCTATTCGTATATTACAATCACTTGTAATATCCGGATTAAACCACGTTTCAATTACTCCGGTGTCTTCCACGGCCAACACGTCATTAATTATTTTTTCCGTACCTCCGAATGTCTTAAAACTACAAAATATCGGTTTTTCATTCGGTACAAATTCTTTTACTGTTACACCTTTTTTAATAGTCTTTATAGGTTTTAAAATAAACGCTGCAACGTTAAACGGTGCTTTTGGTTTGTAACCCGCCATTTATTCATCACCTCGACTAATTAACGCAAGTTGGGCGACGCGTTGTTTAAAGTATTCACTTAACCCGGTGTCGCCACTTCCGTAATTCCACAAGTCGGCAACACCACGGCATATTGTACCGACGTTTTGAACATCACATATAACCGCGTCACTTACACCGGCATTTTTCATAAAACTTTTTACGTCGTCAATGTAAATTGTCAACGTGTCGTTCTGATAATCACCAGTTACACCCAGTGCCGATTTTACTTTGTTTAAAATTTCGGTGTCATTTAATATCTGTGCCATTTGGTGTTACCTCCTTCGGAATAAAATTTTATTTTTTAGTTGGGTAATTGTCGGCAATAAACTGTATTACTTCCGCAACCGTCTTACCTTCAACTTTTTCAACCTTTACGCCACAAATTTTTGCAGCTAAATTTTTTAATGCTGTTACGTTGTTCATTCGTTTTTACCTCCATTTAAGTAATTAGTTAAATTATTAATTACTTTGTAAGGATATATACGCCGTTAACGTCAAGCAATTTACCGTCCATAATGCACAAACCTTTGTTAACCCACTTGTTTGTGTCGTCGTTGAAATAATGCTTAAATCCAAGCTGCATATTTGAGTTGATCGCGTAATCCTGTGGACGGAAATACAACGCGAATGCGTCACCGCTTGTTGCTGCGTCATAATCTTTAATAATATCCGGTTCAACAAGCAATACTTCACGGCCAGCGAAATGACAAACCGGTGTACCTTCTGCATTGTCGTATGTTTCAGAATACAAAGGTCTGTTGTTGTTATCCTTCAATGTCATAAAGTAAGTTTCCCAAGTTGCAACCGTTGTAACGATAATACCCTGTCCGCGGTATGCAAGCGGAATTTTAGCAAACAACTTTGTACGGAATTTTGTCCAGTCGCCCAAATCTTCGGCAGTAAATGAAATTTTGTGTTTTGCGTCAACTCTTGTATCGTTAAGGATACCCAAAGGCTGACCGCTACCGCTACCGTTAAGAATAATTCTGTCAAATTCTTTTGCAAATGCTTCAACAAGCAAGTTTGCAATTTCCTTTTCAAGATATTCAAGTGCCACAATCTGTGACAACAAGGACTGTGCAATACGTGCTTCAACGATATGATAACCAAATGAAACACTTGTTTTAATTTCCGGTGTTGACTGGTTGTCAGCGGTCTTTGTTTCACTGATCCAAGTAATTGTTGGTACAAGTTCTTCGATCGGGAATTCAACACCACCGCGAACGTTCAACTTTCTTACCTTGTTGTAAAGATTTCCATACACTTTAAGTTCCTTGATAACCTCGGACATAATTGTATTTGGGATAATCTTACCAACGTCAGAAGTAATAATCATACCGTCGTCGGCTGCTCTCTGTTCAATTGGAGCAAAACCGGAAACGTCGCCAGTTCTTACGTAATTTGCAAACGCGTTACGATATTCCATACTGTCAAGTATGTTTTCGTTTGCGTTTCTTGCCTGTGCGTTCTGTGCAAATGAACCAACGATACCGGCATTTATAAGGCTTCTACCTTCTGCACCTTCGCCGTTATCGTCAGCACCTTCTGAACCTTCTGCACCTTCGCCGTTATCGTCAGCACCTTCAAGCTGCTTTTCAATGTCTTCAATTTCGGCTTTTAGTGTTGCAAGTGTTTCACCAAGTGCACGGATTTCTGTTTCATCTGTGGACTTGTCAAAACGTGCCTGTGTAAGTCTTAATTCTGTCTGTCTTTTTGCCAATAGTTTTTTTAGAAATTCTTTCATAGTGTTTGTCCTCCTACAAATTCAAATTTAATTTTATTCTTATTTTGAGTTTTAACAACTCTATATCATTAACGCCATTTCCACCCTCCGGTGTGTTGTTTCTTTCCACACTTTCCAGTGTGTTACGGTAACTATCCAGTTCCGTTTTACAACGTGCGTCAATTTCTGTTTCTTCATAAGCGGGGAACGTAACCGCCGACACTTCAAACACCTTTTCAATGTCTGTAATTGTTCTTTTTGGGTGTTCTTTGTTACTGTCGTCCCATTCTTCTTTACGTATGGTGAACATAAACGACATTCCGGTTATGTCACCGCGTTTAATCGCACTCCATAAATTACGTGCGTCTGTATTATTTTCAATATCCAACTGCACACGAATTTTTAAACCCTTATCGTCAACAATTAACTGCATTGTTGAATTTTCGTTGTTATTTCGTGATCGTGCCAGTGGTATCATACTTGTATCGTGATTTACTAAAAATCTAACGTCCTTTAAGTCTGTGTCTTTCAACGCTCCGGCGGTTATAATTTCTTCAAAATAACCCAAATCCGTCAAACTGTCGTAAACTATTGGACGCCCTTCAATAACGCCTTTTGCTTCGTCGTCCGTTGTCGCCCTCATTTCAAAGTTATAACAACGTGTTATTTTTTCTTTCATCGTTTACACCTCCACCGGTAAATTATAAAATATTGAAATTGGTGTACCATTATCATATTGTGATTTCACATACCTTTTAAAATCGTCAACATTGTCAAAATTTAAATCGGTTATTATAATCAACCCAGTATGGTTCAAATATATACCGTTTCGATTATCTATCCAACTTGCACCAGACATTGCTTCGTAATGAGTACATTTTCCATTTTCAATTAGGAATGTACCCAATTTAAAACAAAACGAATGTGACATATCAGTGAATACAATCCACTTTTCACTACCGGTCAAATGAAGTACACCGTCAAATTTTTCACCATTTGAAAATTTACACCGTAAATACGACGGTCTTTTTCGACGTTTAAAATAAAAGTTTGGAAATTTCATTTTAAACACCTCAATTCTGTGCGTACCAAGTGCCGTTATAAAATACGTAAATTGTACTTGTATCAACTTCAAGTAATGTCGATCCGTTTACAATACCTTCTGTTGTCTTTTCTTCGCTGCTTAAACAAATGTAATCTGTTGCATAACTTGTATAATCAACTCTTGTCATTCTGTCGCACCTCCCGTGTTATTCGTATTGTTTCCAACTTGATAACTTGACGCAATATTTACATTCACGTAATTAAGTGATTGCATTCTTACACCTTCAAGTTCCTTTACTGGTTTTAATCCCAGTGCGGTACGTTTTTCATTTTCGTACAAACCGCCACTGTCACCCAGCAACCGCACCAATTCCAAACGTTGGTCCATTGATAAAAATATCAATTCTTCCGGGTAAAACTGTATTTTATTTCCGTATGAACGTTCGCGGTCTGTAAATAATGTTTTGGTAAATGCCTGTGACATTGAAATAATAATCGGTTCCAACGTCTTCTGATAAAACGCCTCATATTGTGCCGTTGTATAATCACCCTGTAAGATACAAAGCGGTACACCATAATGACGCAAAATTTTATCATCAATAAACTTTAATGTGTCCGCGTCAACAATCTGTGTGTTGCGTCCAATCGGTATAAATTCGCCTTTAAGGTCAAGCGGTAAAAATCCGCTTTCACTGTTTGTTAATTTGCGTTCAAGTTCTTTTAAATTCGCTTCGGTTTTACCTTCATCAACAAAGGTATTGTATTTAATAACACCGTTAACCGCATAACTTGCCCGCATAGCCTTTGCCACGCCTTCAAGTAAGTTTTTATTTAACTGTAAGGTCTGTAATAATGCGTCGTTGTCCGGTTGTCCGTGTTCATTACCGCCCATATATTCATTTACTGAATACTTTGATCTGATATGTATTACATCGTCGTATTTAATAACGGTTTCGTAACCATTTGCAAAACGGAATTTAACAAATAATTTGTTGCTTGCGTCCTGTATAAAATCAACTTGTGACGGCTGCACCGGATATAAACTTTTATAAACCCTTTTTTTCGTTCCGTCGTCGTTTGTGTATTCGTAATACACCGGAATAATGAACGAATTACAATTAAACAGTAATTGCCACGTTATTTTTTCGATAAAATCACTTTGTGTCATTATCTCGTTTGGATTTTCCAACACGGTCTGTAAATTACCATTGACCGGTGTAACGTCCATACCGATTTTTTTAATGTGACATATCTGTAATTTTTTCATTTCCTGTACAATGCAGCTTAACGCCTGTTGTACCACGTCCGACGCGTAAATATTTTGACCAAATTGTGAATATAAAGGGGTATAACCGTTTAACGTGTCCGCGTAAATTGTGCTTTTTGTGTCTTTTTTAAACAATTTACTCAACCAACCCATTTATTTACCACCTCCCAGCATTTGTTTTAAATCACTTCTGTACCTTCTGTACATTTCATATAAACTAACAAGCGTTACCGCTCCGTCAATCTTCTTTGAATTTTCTGTTTTTACTAAAATTGACTGTCTTAAATCGTTTACTTTAAGACAAGCATTTTTTAAACACCAACGGTCAACCGGATTTTCGTTATAATTTATCAATTGACTTTTAAAATCCGCTTCAGTAAGTAAAATTGCGTTATTTAAGGTCTGTGCATTCTGCAAAACCATTTCAACGTCGCCGTTTTCACCCTTATACCAGCCGTAATCTTCCATACGTTTTAACCAGTCTTTTGCAAAACGTTGGTCATAACCACATTTGTAAAGTTTTATACCGTATTCAAGAAACAAAGTTTTATAAAACCAGTCTGCAACGATTGATAAATCAATGTCGTTACCTTCGCAAACGGTAATATAACCGTCTTTCGCCCATTCTTTATACTTTGCCCCGGCTGCGTGATCGTCGTTTTCGACTTCCAGTTTGCTTTGTGGTATAAAATAACGTGTTAAAATGTACTTTGTATTGTCGTCCGGTCTTAAAATTAAGGCTTTTGCACAACACAAGTCCGTTGTTTCTGACAAATCGACGTGTCCAAGTGCAAAACTACCGCGTAAATCCTCAACGTTATACGTTGCATTGTATGTATAATCGTCTAAATTCAACCAACTTTCGGTACCGTTTTGTTTAAAATTAAAATCTTTGGACAAAACAAATATTCTGTCACTTTTTCGTTTACGTGCAAGGTCAATTTGTTCGTCTAAATAGTCCCATTTTTTAACAATTCCCAACGTTGGGTTACTTTTTACCCAACTTGCACGGTTTGTAAATACTTCCTGTTCGCTGTCTTGCGTATATAACCACGGCAAATAACGTTGTGCCGATATACTATCGTCCTCACCTTTTATAATTGCCCTTGCCGTTTTCAATTCTTCATCAAGAAAACCGTCAACAACAAAACCTTCCGTCGTAATCATTATTAATTTTGGGTTGTCTTTCAAACTTTGCGACTGTTCAATTGACTTAACAATGACGTTATTTTGCATTTCGTGTACTTCGTCCACAATGGCCCAGTCAATGTTACGCCCTTCTTTGTTACGCGTACGGTCTGACAATTTGAATATTTTTGTATTTGTAACCTTATTCAATATAAAACGTTGGTTGCGTTTGGTGTCCAAGTCGTTTGGATCAATCATATTTCGCATTGTGTCCATTGCGTCAAACGTCAAACTTGCTTGTTGGTCATCGTTTGAACTACAAACCAAGTCGGCACCGTCATTACCACACTGGAATTCTGCAAGACCGATACCGCTGCACGTTTCCGACTTTGTGTTTTTACGGGCAATCAATAACAGTATTTTTTTAAATCTGTCTATCATTGCCCCGGTGTCCGCATAGGACCGTGACATTTTAAAACTGTACATACTTTCAATAAATGCCTTTTGCCATAACATTAATATCATCGGTTTACCGTAAAACGGTGATTTTGTTAACTTAACGCAATTTTCCATAAAATCCATACGTAAATTTGCGTCGTCAGTATTGTAAAAATATTCGTCGTTATGGAATAAATCATCAACCAAGTTTTCCAACTCTTGATACAATTCTTGACCGACCAATATTTTACCGGCGTCAATCTCACCTTTATATTTAAGTAAGTTGGAATTGTCCGGTGTCCATATTTTACGTTCAGTAATGAGCATATCAACCGCCCAACCCTTCCATTTTACGTTTAACCCACTTACGCAACGGACTTTCTTCGTCGTCAATGTCCTGTCCGGTTGCTTTTGCTATGACTTTTAAGCAATTTATATATTGTTGTAACAATTCTTTATACTGTTTCGCTGCCGGTGTAGTCTTTTGTAAGTTGTTGTTATTAGGGTTTACGGATATAAACGGCAATTTTCGTAACTCGTTTAACTGATTTTCAATAAAAATTACTTCATCAACCAAGTTTTTAAGCAAAACGTTGTTGTCGTTTTCACCGGTTCCGTTATTTATAATTTTTTGAAGTTCTTTTAATCTGTCTGCCAAATTATCACCAAATTTTCAATTATAAAAATCTCGTTTTTTCCTTTTCTGTGAAAATTAAGCCCCCTCCAACAGTTACCCACAATAAAATTTTTACGCGACTGTGGGGGTGTACTTGTTCCACCAATCCAAAATATATTTTTTCCATTCTTCATTTTGTCGGCGGTCTGTATCTTCCAGCGTTTCAAATCTTTTTAAACATTCATCAAGTGTACAATCAATATATACTTCTTCGGCTCCAAGTTCCTTACACAATCGTTCACGTTCACCAATAAGCGGATAACCGCCAATTATATAAGCATTAACCCATTTACCACGCCTGTACTTAATGTCTTCAAGTAACCTATCACGTACACCAAATACAACACTTTTCAAGCGGTTCGGTTTTATGTATCTATCGCAACCACTTACACACTGCCATATACTATCAATGTCAAGTATTAAGTCACCTTCATTACATACACCATTAACCCACGACGTTTTACCACTCAACGGACTACCATACACCAAGTACACACCGCGTTTACTGTAACCAAACTTATTGTGTATAAGGTTATGGCACTTATGATGTACCAACTGTATGTTGTCCGGGTTCAATGATATACTCACATCGTTAACGTTTTCTTCCGTCAAGTATTCTATATGGTGACATATGCAATCGTACGCCGTAACAATAGGTTTACCGCAATACTCACATACAATAAAACCTTCAGCGTTCAGACGTTCAGCACGTATTAACTGCGTTAACTTTATCCACGGTTTACTTTGATAAAACGTTGTTAAATCAAACATATTAAACCTTTGATTTTATAAACATTAATTTTGCTCCAAATGACACACCGGAATATAACTCATAATAATTGTCTTCCAATTTAATACTTGCTATGTCACTTCCGATGTATGGTATAGGAAATGTATTATTTTTGTTAAACCCTTCCGGGTAATCAAATTGATGTTTACCAGCTCGCAATGTACCGTGGTCAACAATTGCAAACATTTTATTTGCACGGTCAACGCTTAACACTTCAACTTTACATTTACCGTCGGCACAAACGCCGTATACTTTTGTATGTGCGTCGCAATTGTATATACGTGTGTTTTCTTCAACAAGTATATTTTCGTGTGTGTCCGTAACCTTAACAAAATAAATATAATCTTTTGTAAATACTTCACCGTTTACATTATCGAAAACGTGTGTCGTACTTTCACCGGTGCATTTGTCAACCATACGCAAAAATACAACTTCATTGTCTTTATTTTCAAAATAACAAAATGTTGTATAACCTTCTTCGTAATAATCGTTAGCAACTTTTACACCATTCTTTGTATATTCAAAAATCATTGTTTACACCTTCTTTAAATTCTCAACGTTTACCGGTGCAGTAACTACACCATTAACACCAATTACAACGCGTTTACCACTTGTCTGTATTACGTCATATACTGCGTGCCAAACCTTAAAAGGTTTACCGGTATCGTAATTGATATTTTTAAGGACCTTTACTTTATCGCCCTTTTTTAAATCAACACCGCGTACCAATCTGTTAACGGCGTTTTGTACTTCGTCGTAATCGTAACCAGCTGCAATCAATTTGTTTTTTCTTTCAACGCCGTTACCCCATTTGCCGCCCAATACTTCTTTTGCAACCACATCAACCGCACCGTTAACAGTTTCGGTTTTTACAGTTTCGGTTTTTACACCTTCCGCGTCATATTTCGGTGCAGCATAACCGCGTATACCTTTTGCGTTAACTGCAATTACACGTGGACCAACTGCATTATTTACATTACCTTCAATGACATAAATGTTTTTTTCAATAACCTTTTCGACAATACCGACGTGATCCGTATAACCTACGTTGTCACCCTTGCCGTTGTCGTCCCAGTCATAAAAAATAATTTCGCCCGGTGTCGGTGTTCTGTTTTCGTTCTCAATCCATACACCAAGTTTTTTAAACTTTTTAATCATTTCTTCACAACCGCATTCAGTCGGTATAATATCGGTATAACCTAATTTAATTGAAACGGCTGAAACAAACGTTGCACACCACGCGTCGGTGTATTTAACTTTATAACTTCTTGCCAACGGTTTATGTGTGTTGTAAATATCAATAATACTTTTATGTGTTCCGTCGTATTCGTTTTTACCTAACCAGCTTTTTGCCAGTTCAATAACTTTGCTTGCGTATTTACCCATAACGTTTTTACCTCCTGTTTACCATTGTTCGGTAAATGCTCCCTTGCTTTTACCCAATAGTTCAGACGCCCTTAATCTGTCACTTGTTTTATACCCACTGCATTTAATTATTTGCGTCCAAAATTCTTGTAAGTCTGCCAGTTCCATAATGTCGCGTACATTGTCCGTATTACTTCTTAAATATTCAATGTAATTTTGTACGTCTTCACGTGCAACTATTTTATAGGCGTTGCCCCTTGCGTACTTCTTTGAATACCCCGCTTCAATAACACTTTGTTCAGCATTACCGCAACATTTACCAACATAATTTAATGCCACTAATTTTAACTGTGGTTTAATTTTCGGTTCATTCATTTAACCACCTTCATTTGTGATAACCTTCTAAATCCTTAATTCTATGATTTACAACATCAATTTTTTCTTCAAAAACCGCTTCGTTTTGTTCCAACTTATAAACACGTTCAATAACACGATTGTGTTTTTCAACTTGTGTTTTCAATTCGTCTATTTTATACGCTTGCAATTCGTTTTGTGTTTTCAATTCGTTTTTTATATTTTCAAGTTGCTTTTCATTCTGTTTGTCCATTTCAACGGACAACTTTTTACTTTGTGTAAAATTGTTAACTAAACACACCGCCAACGTAACCCCGCCACTTATTAAGGCAACAACAATTGTATCTGACATTTCGCCACCGCCTTACTTTGACGACTGTTTAAATAACTGGTTCGCATATACGGACGCACCAGCAACCAAAACACCCTGTGTAAATCCGGTAAATACACCAATAACACTAAAACCTTCTGTACCTATAACGTAAAACAATGACAACGCTACACCAATAACACCCAGTGTCAACGGTATGTATTTATCTTTAATTAACATTGTGTTTTTCAACATCAACCCAATTACGTATAAAACTACTACCAATATCAACAATTCCGGTTTAATGTAATTTTCAAACGTCATAAAATAACCTCCTAACGTTTAACAGTCAAACAATTTATACAATCATTTTAATACTGACCTACTGCGTTTTGAATAGTGCATATATTGTGCCTATTTGGTGCACATATCAAAAATAATCAATCAAATTTTCGTTTTAAGGCAATCAAAAAAACCGTTAAGGGAATTTATACCCCTAACGGTTTAAAATCGTTACACGGTCAAAAATGAACGTTACAACATTATTCTATGTTCAAATAGATACTTAAACACAATCTTTTTTTATTTCTGACAATTGTTGACACATCGACGTCAATAATTTCAGCAATGTTTTCAATTGTATATTTGTTTTTATAATACAACGGTAAAATATTAAAATATAAATCGTCTTTAAAGTCGTGCAGTGCAGCTTTAATTTTTGGATCAACTTCACCGTTTTTATAAAATTCATATAAACGGTGTGACACATCGTCATAAATTGAATTTGTTGGGTTTTTTAATAAATGGTTCTTTTTCATTCCTGTCAACATAATATCAACCAGTTCGGCAAAGTCTTTTTTATCTTCAACACTTAACATTTAATCACCTCATATAAAAATAGTTGTACCGTCAATTCCTATAAAAACCGCATAACATCAACAAAAACCACGGTTTCCGGTACGTACAAGTACATATATTTTATATATATTTTTATATATTAGTTTTAAATTTCCCGGGCCGGGTAATTAATAAAATTATTTAAGTAAATAGAAATATATGTACCTTGTTGTACTCACCCTTAATTTTGTCAGTAATATCAAGCCTTCAAAGGGGCCGTACATATATTAAAAAATACTTGTAAATAGTTGTACTTTG